CAGACATTTAAGTGAAGAAATAAGTTGAATTTTATTTTTACCTCTATACTATAAGGTATGGGTAAATTTACATCAACTAAAGTCATACCATTAGGTAGTGCTGCATTTAGACAGCCATTTGCAAGAAGTCACTGCAAATTTATACACGGTTATCGCTTACAAGCTAAGTTTTGGTTTTCATGTGATATATTAGACAGTAATAACTGGGTAGTAGATTTCGGTTCACTGAAAGAACTTAAAACCAAGCTAGAAGAAACGTTTGATCACAAGACTATTATTTCTTCTAAAGACCCAGAAGTAGAAACATTTAAGATGCTAGCAGACAAGCGTATTGTTGAGCTTGTTATTATGGAAGATGGGGTCGGTATTGAGAGGTTTGCTGAATTTTGCTATAATATGGCAAACGACTATGTTGATGATCTTACAGACGGTCGTTGCTGGTGCACTAAAGTAGAAGTTTGGGAGCACGAAGGAAATAGTGCAATTTATAAAGCATAATATATAATACCTTTATGTTTAATATTGATCCTAATACAACTTTATTCATTTCAGACGATTTCGTATTCTATACATTAGAAGGTGAAGGCCGCTATATTGGTTACCCTTCAGTGTTTATGAGAATGGCTATGTGTAACTTAACCTGTATTGGTTTTAAGAGTGAAGACTCTCCAAACGGTTGCGATAGTTATGTTAGCTGGTCTAAGAAGAATAAGATGACGTTCGAAGAAGTGGCACAATTGTTTGAAAAGAATGATTACCATGAACGTTTAAAAGAAGGTGCATTACTTAAATTGACAGGTGGTGAACCTTTTATTCAGCAAAAGAATTTATTATTGTTTGTTAAGTTTATTAGAGATCGCTGGGGTTTTGCTAACTATAGCAGAACACTTACCACTGATGATATTGGCAAACCTAGATTGCATATTGACTTCGAAACTAATGGTACTATTATGCCAGATAACGAATGGTCTCGTATAGGTGTGCATGTAACGTATACTACTTCTCCTAAGCTGTCTACAAACGGAGACCCTGCTGATAAACGTTATAAACCAGAAGTATTACGTTATTTGGCTATACATGATGCTTGTTTTAAGTTCGTAGCTAAACAAGAATCAGACTTAACTGAAGTGTTAGAGAACTATCTTAACAATCCTGACATTGGTTTACCTTCACAACAAGTATGGATTATGCCTATGTGTGGTAGTCGTAAAGAACTATTAGAGGTAGGACCTGTAGTAGCTGAACTCTGTAAGAAATATAATTTTAAATTCTCGAACAGAATGCACCTGCAGGTCTGGGATCGCGCACTCAAGGTTTAATATATGAACGACATTCCTGATCCTAAAAAACATAAAAACATTAGTATTATCAAAAGCATTATTCGTATTATTGCGGGTACATGTCTTTGCTTCGGTGCTCTCTGGGTTACCGGTATATTACTAATCGTAGCAGAAATACTCGGTATTATTGAAGAAATGGTATAATATATGAAACAAGAAATAAAATTCACATATACGTTAGAGCATACTAATGACGATATTAATGTCAGTGTGCCTCGTAAGATTGAAATTATATTTGACGGTCAAGCCGACTTAGAGGAACTAACAGAGCAGTTTAACGCTTTTGTTAAAGCTATAGGTTACAACCCACCTCACAATTGTGTACTTGATTGGATAGATGTGGAAACCGGTCAACCACCTGAAGATGATGAATGAGGTTGCTAATATTACTGTAAAGCGTAAATTTTAATAAATGAGCCACTCCAAACTTAGTAAAATAGGTGTTATCGGTACTCAATGTATCGGTAAGACTACTTTGATAGAAGACATGCTACTCCAGTGGCCTCAACTATCTAGACCAGAAAAAACGTACCGCGATATTATTAAAGAGAAGAAACTTCCTGTTAATAAAAAAGGTACTAAAGCCTCTCAACAAGAAATACTCAATTTTCTAGTTGATGAAGCAATGGCAAATTACGGCAAGAAGAAAATGATATTTGATCGTACACCTATCGATAATCTAGTATACTCGTTATGGCTTTTCGACAAAGGCTTAGGAGACATTGATGAAGAGTTTATTGATAAAACTGTTATACAAGTAAAACAAGCAGTTAAATCTTATTCAGTTATATTCTACATACCTCTTTGCAAAGAAAATGACGTACTTCTTCAAACTAAAGAGAATAGAGATATTGATCCTATTTATCGCGGAGAAATAGCTGTACTATTTGATTCAATTTTTGAGGCATGGAAAAGTGGTAGATCTCGCTTTTTTGACAATGATGATACACCGCCTATTATCCCTGTTTACGGAAATCCATTAGAGCGTATCGCTATTATGAACATGTATATTAATAACGATTGTGAATTCTTTGGAGAAGAGGATTCATTAATTGCTAAAGATATCTCAGAACAACAACTACTTGCAGATCAACTAGGTATAACGGATAAAAAACAGTTTAAATTATAGTAAGTATTATATCTTATGAAATTTGATGATGCTATTAACTATATTGCTGAAAACACTCTCGATTTAGAGATGGCTAAGCCAAAAAACCCTGAAATCGAAAAACTCGTTGCTCAGGGCATGCCTTATTGGAAAGCCCGTCAAATGGTTAATAAGGGTGGAGCACCAAAAGCAGCAACACCTACTGTACCATCTACTGAGCCTGCAGGTACAAAATATAAAGAGCTTCCTGACACATTAAGAACAAAGGATGCAGTAGCAACTTATCTACAGCATAACCCTGAAGCTTCAGAAGATGAAATTATTGCTGGTATTGCTTCACAGGATAGTGAAGAAACACCTCTTAATCTTGACCCCGAAGTTGTAAAATCGGCGATTGCTGATGTACGTGGCGGTGGAGATGTAGAAGCAGAACCTGATCCAGAAGCTTTACGTAAACAAGAACTTGCTGCAAAGTATGATCGGGTACGTCAAGCGCTTTATAAAATGCACGGTTTTAAGTCAAAAGGACGTCCTGGTAGAAAAGCTGTTTCAGATGAACCTGAAGACGAACCAGAGCCTAGTGAAATTATCGGTGGTACAGGCAGTCAAAACCCTAACGATTACGAGTACAAAGATCCTACGGAGTTGTAAGATACTTTTCGGTAAGAACAACAAATTTCATACCTTTTTTAGCCGCGTAATCACTCGCGGCTTTCCATTTGCACCGATTCTTGTGATACATTAAATGTTCATACAAGACCGTGCTTTGTTTCTTTTTATTTGATTGTACAGGTGGCTGCGTTTGAGAAAAAGGCTTGAGTTCGATCAAATATTTTTGTGTGGTGCCGTCTTTTTCCTTGATAGCCGCAACTAAGTCTACATAATAGTTGTGTACTTTATGATCAACGTCGTTATAATAAGGAATAACTATGCCTTCACTAGCCCAAGCAGTAACATTAGGGTTTTTATCAAAAAACAAAAAGAAATCTCTCTCTAATGCAGACCTGTATACAGGGTTAGTATTACCTATGTATTTATTTCTATTTATAGGTGTATAAATTCCTTGTATCCATTTGCTATTTTTAGGGTACCCCATATACTATATTTACTTTATGATTATTTCACAGAATTTTGTAATACAGACGTTTTTTCAGTATTCGAAACGTCCAATGTACAAAAAGACTACTAATACTTACACTGGAGAGTGTCCGTATTGTCATGAAGGTAAAAGTGCTGGTAAGAAACGTAGATTCTTTTATATTCCAGAAGATGATCACTTGTATTGTCATAACTGTAATGAAAGTAGAAACGGATTAGATTTCGTAAAAGACATGACAGGGTTGCCGCTTAATGAAATTCTTGCACAAGCAGGGTCTCATGCGGATACAGTAGAAGATGTTATTAAAAAGTCTAGTTTTTATAAAAAGGTTAACCCTAATCCACTACCCTACGATAGTATAAATTTATTTGATAGTAATCAGGTATCGTTTTATAAAGAGAATAAGGTAGTTAAGGATGCTCTTGAGTTTATTAAGAATAGAAGACTAGATACTGCTGTAAATAAACCTAAAACGTTATGGATTAGCTTAACTGATGTTTTACATAAAAATAGGGTAGTGTTTCCGTTCTATAATTCAGATGGAAAAATTACCACTTATCAATCTAGAGCTTTATACAAAGAAGATGAAGATAAGGCCAAATATCTTACTAAAACAAATAGTGAAAAGGGTGTATTTAACTTAGATAAAGTATCTTCAGACATAGAGTATATTTTCTTACAAGAAGGACCTATTGATGCTATGTTTTTACGCAATAGTGTAGCTTTAGCTGGTATACACCCTACAGATGAACAATTAGAAATGATACGTAAGACATGTCCTATGCATGAATTAGTATACGTATTAGACAATCAATGGATTGATAGTACTTCTTATAAAGTTACTAAAGAATTACTAGATAGTGGAGAGTCAGTATTTATTTGGCCTAAAGAATACAATCAGTATAAAGATTTAAACGAACTTTGTATTAAGCAAAAAAAAGATGAAGTGCAGCACATTAATATTTTACAAAATACCTTTAAAGGTATGAGAGGTTTAATACAGTACTCACAAATTAAATGCAGACAAAATTAATAGCAGTTACACAACCAAGACAGTTAACAGATACAGCACCAGGTGCATGGGCAAAAGAACTAACACCGGAGCAGTTTATTGTTTATATTGCACGAGTGAGCAACCCTGCGAATCAGTTAAATACTGAAACAGGGCCTAAGCTATTAAAATATCTTATTAATCATAAACATTGGAGTCCTTTTGAGCATGTGTCGTGTACATTTCAAATTACTACGTCTCGTGCTATAGCAGCTCAAATACTAAGACATCGCTCGTTTACTTTTCAGGAGTTTAGCCAACGCTATGCAGAAATAGCTGAACTAGAATCTATTGAATGGAGAGAGCAAGGTAAAACAAATAGACAAGTAGGAGATAAACCAGTTATACTTGATGCTGCATTACAATTACAGGTATCAACAGCACAAAAACAAAGCTATGATGCTTATCAAGCGCTTATTAAGGCGGGCATTGCAAAAGAGAGTGCTCGTATGATATTACCTCTTAATACACAGACTACTATCTATATGTCTGGTACTTTACGTAGTTGGATTCATTATCTTGAATTACGCTGCGAAGAAGGCACACAAAAAGAGCACAGACTTATAGCTCTAGACATAAAAAAACGTCTCGAAGAAGAGTTCCCGGAGACGTTTAAAGTAATTAACGGGTTGTAATTTTGCTTGTTGCGTCGTGAATCTTTTTACCAGAACTTGTAACAACTGTCTTAAATAGTTCTGCTAAACCACGTAAATTTTCAGCTAACTTAGTAATACGTTTTTCTTCACGGCGAACAATACCTTTAAAGGGAATAGAGTTACGCATTTCTAATGCATTAATTTGAGCGTTTAAACTATTTTCATCAGCACCATTAATGAATGTTGCCATGTCATCAAGTTTTTTAATCCATTCACGAGCTTTAGCAACGCCTTCTGTATCTAATTTTAATGAGGGGTTTGAAGCAGCATCAAATGCTTTTGGGTCTGTTTTAGGATCTAAAGATTTTGTCCAAGCTTGCTCATCATCTGATGGAGCTTTAGGTGCAGGGGCTGGAGCTGGTGGAGGTGGAGTAGCTGGTTTAGCTTCTAACCCCATTGCGAGATGCTCCTTGATAGTTTCTTTTTGTACGTTCTTTGCAAATTGTGCCATATGCTTTACATGCGAGTTTTTGCTATGTAATGCCTTGCTTAATTTAGCAGCAGGAATTTTTTCTCCTTGTGGTACATGTAAAGCTTTATGAAGACCGCCCTTTTTGACATGAGCATGTTGTATCCACTTTTTATCGTTTTCTTTTTTTATTTCTCCTGTATCGTGCCCGTGAATTTTGATTTCCTGGCCTTTTGGCGTGTTCTGTACAGCTTGGCCGAACGCATTACCTTCGTCTTCAATTTGTTTTTTCTTTTCTTTAACAGGAAAAGTCTTATTGCCCAGTTTAAATGAATCTTTACCAGCTTTCTTTGCTTCAATGTCCTTTAAATGCATAATGCCGGGATTACTCTCTTTATCTAAGGATTCAATAAATGCATCTTGGAACAAATTCTTCATATACATTATTTACTACTTTCTCATTGAATTTCTATAAAGTTATACTATTATAAACATATGTCAAAAGCATTAGTCATATTATCAGGCGGAATGGACAGCTCTATATTACTTCATTATGTAACTAAGAAGCTTAATTACGATGAAGTTTATGCTATTACGTTCAATTACGGACAGCGGATTATTCGAGAAATCGATTGTGCAAAGTATCAGGTAGATGCTTGTAAGGTTAAAGAGCATAAGATTGTAGATATGGATTTCTTTAGAGATATATCCACTATGTCTGCTCTTACTAATACCAACTTAAATATACCAAAAGCTAAAGATGATATCGGTAATGCACAACCCTTAAGTTATGTTCCTTTTAGAAATTTACTTCTACTTACAACGGCTGCTGGTTGGGCTGAATCTGTTGGGGCTTCAGACCTGTTTTACGGTGCAGTACAAACTGACGACTTCTCAGGTTACTGGGACTGTACGTCGTTGTTCCTTAATAAAGTTAACGAACTATACGGTCTTAACCGTAAAAACGTTATTAAGGTTAATGCACCTTTTATGCAATTCTCTAAAGAAGAGGTTGTTGCAGAAGGTATTGAGTTAGGTATTAATTTTAAACAAACACACACCTGTTACGAAGGTAAAGAGATAGCGTGTGGTGAGTGTGTATCATGTTCAGCAAGATTAAAAGCTTTTATAGATAATAAAATAATTGACCCGATACCTTATGCAAAAGAGGTACCTTGGTCTAAATACGATTGTAAACCTTATACTAAATCAACATATGTGCGGAATAGCGGGCAGCAATAATAAAGACAAAGCTTTTAGTTTATACAAAGATAACCTAGCTAGAGGTTACTATAGCTCCGGTGTATTGGTGCTTGATTCTAACAATCAATATCGAGTGAATAAGACTGAAGGTGTTTTCAAGGAGCCTGTAGACTGTTTCAACCCACCAGGTATAGATACACACGGTCGTTATTTCTTGTATCATTCTCGAGGACCAACAGTAGAAACAAAATCGTTTGAGCCAGGAGACAATCACCCATTCACTTATGGAGACTGGATAGTTGCTCATAACGGTATTATTAGTAATTTTGAGAGTTTATGTAAAGAGTATTTTCCTGACGAAGATTTTACCGGTAGAACAGATAGTTGTATTATACCTCGTATGTTAGAAGTTAAAGGCCAGGTGTCAGAAGCTATGGAAGTACTTAAAGGCACGTTTGCTATATGGGCTTTTAATAATAAAACCAATAAAACGTATCTAGCTAGAAGCGCAAGTACGTTATTTGCAAATCCAGTTTCCGGTTGTTTCTCTTCTACTGAATTTAAAGGTAGTGAAGCTTTAAAAGAAGGTATTGTATACGAGATACAGAATTATAATAGTATAGTATCAGCTGGAAGATTTAAACACAAGTCTCCATACTTTATATTCTAAATATATGTATGCCTTCTCGCAAAACACCTGAAAGAAATACCGCTATAGACTATATTAATAGGGATATAGTCAACGTTAAAGAAGATCTTGCTAATATAAGCAAAATTGTTCGGGATGGTAATGGTCACCCAAGTTTAATGCAACAGGTTGCAACTCTTAATAATGACATTATACATTTAAGAGCTGAAATGGATAGCCGTTTTAATGAGACACGGGACTTAATGGAAGTATACCATAACGAAATATACACTGCTGTGAATAAGTGCGATGCAAAACATCAAAAACAACAAGGTTTACATTGGCATATGCAAACAGCTATTTGGGTTGCATTAATAAGTAGTGTTACCAGTCTTTTAATACATTTTTTCGGGAAATAGTAGTAGATTTATTTTTATAAACCTTTATACTGTAAGCACTATATGAAAGGCTTACAGTTAAATACAGAAGAGAGACAACTGCTTGTAGAATCGTTATTGTTTACAGCTCATTGTGATGTGTGTTCAGACCATACCGTCACGCACCGTAAACGTATTTTAGAGTTAGCAGAAAAAATTAACGATAAAAATAATAAACTACATAACATTTATCTGTATGACACTGGTGTTGCTGAAGAAACTACAGCAGCTGAATTAACTCGTAAGTTTCCTAACATTCCTATAGAAACTGTTATACAAGACTAATGAAAGTATACATCGGTTTTTGTTCTACTGCTTCTTCTTATTCTAATCTTAAGGAAAGAAGCAAGTATACTATTGTTAACAGTGAAAGCTTAGAAGTAGTTACCACTGTAAACGGGGTTTTTAACAATAAAACCGCTATAGCTAAAATTTACAATTCTTTTATTGACACTTATAAAGATGTAGATTGTATTTTAGTTTTAGCTCACGATGATGTTGTTATAACTGATAAGAACTGGTTAAGCAAACTACAACAAGCCTTTGAAAAGTATGATATTGTAGGATTGGCAGGGGGTGTTAACCCTATTATACAGCCACCGGTACTGTGGCATATAATGTGCAGTAAAGAAAACTTAAAAGGCAGTGTACATCATGTAAATTTTAGCAACAATAGTATATTTAACACTCATTTCGGTAAAAACGGTAGAGTGGCTCTGTTAGATGGCTTATTTTTAGCTTTTAACCCTAAAAAAATACACGAAGCTGGTGTGAGGTTTGATGAAACTTGCCCCGCTAAGTTCCATTTTTATGATTTAGATTTTAGCTTACAATGCAATAAAGCTAAACTAAGGTTAGGTACAACTAACATCAACGTAATACACTCTTCGCCTGGTTTAGAGAGCTTTACAAGCGAGTTTAATTTAGGTCAAGATTGGTTTATTAACAAAGCAAGGACTGGACAATATTAATTTTTATAATACAATACTACTATGATTATTACAGATCAAAAAATATATAACGGCGATTTTATTCACAAGCGTTTTGCTTATAAGTATTTTAGAGACAAGACTCTGGCGGTGGGTAATATTGTTAGCTATGTAGCTCCTGTGGAAGTTACATTAAACCTTATTGATTTAGAAGATTCATTAGAAAAAGACTATATCTATAGCGATTCTATGATTAACTTCTGTTGGGAAATACCTAATTTAGACCCATTCGGTGCAGTATGTTTTCAGCGACTATTCAATACAGCGATTGCTAATATTTTACATACATATATTAAAAAGCCTATCGAAATGAAAGGTGATGACTTAATTGTACACGGAGAATTTACTCAGGGTGGTATTGTTCAGCAAAAAGGTAAAGCTTCAGTCAGTATTACATACTCTAAGGATAATGTAGCTATTGGACATACTGGTATTAATATTACAGCCGGTAAACAAGCTCCTGCTTTTGCGTATAGTACTAATCTTTCGCCTGCAGATGCAGAGAAATTCCAGTTACAAGTACATCAACAATTTTATCAAATGGTAGATAATATTTTTGTTGCTACTTCTAAGGTAATTGTTTAATGTTCGATCAATTAAACAGCTTATTGTATAAACAAAAAGTAGGCGTAGATACGGATAATATTAACGAGAACAAGGAATTTCAACCATTTCTTATTCAACGTTGGTGTACGATGTATTCTACGTCTATTACTACTATTTTAAATGAAACTACCAATAGATATTGGAACGTTTATGAGAATAATAGTGATTGGTATGCAGCATTAGATACTATTATACCAAAATGTAAATTTAAGCGTTTATCTTACATAAAAAAAACTAAAAAAGAGACTGTAAAAAAGAACACTGCAAATATCACAAAGATTGCCAACAACCTTGAAATCTCTAGTAGAGAAGTAAATCTGTATATAGAGCAATTTAATTTAAAAATACCAAATGAAGAAAAATCTAACACATAAAATCGAAAGAGACTTAAAAGCACAAGGTCTAAACGCTGAAGACCGTGAAAAAGCTCTAAAAGCTAATGAAGACATCGAAACAGATAATGTTAGAGGTATGGTACAGCTTGATGATTATCTAGGTTCTGATCTTAACCTTTCAGACTGGCATTTAGATACTCTTTTAGATGATATTATGATGTGTCAATTTGCAGATTGTAATGATGATAACACGGCAGTTTTAAGAGAGGGTATTTTCGTACCGGTCAACATGGTACAGTCTGCTTGGCGTGTAGCTAAGGTTGTTATCGCTGGACCTCGTTGTAAAACCAAGGTAGGAGAATATGTTATTTTTCCAAGTAACTTTGGCATTAAATGCGCAAAGATGAATGGGTTAAAAAACATAGTGTTTCTCAACGAACAACGTATCTTTGGCCGTGCCAAACCCGCTAAGTAATATGTATGACCCAAAGCGCTCTTATACAAATACTCAACACTCACGCTGTTGAGCTTAAATTTTTAAGAAGGCGCCCTTTACCTGGTAACACTCAAAGAAGAATGCTAGCAACTAACGATACTCGATTACTTTATAGTACGCCAGGTCGCTTAGCTTTAAACTTTCATGGAGCTCCTAACAGGTTAGATTTTAGCCCGCAGAAAAAAGGCTTAGTTATGACATGGGATATCTTCATGCAAGACTTTCGTTTAATTCCAGCTGAAAACGTTGAAATAGTAAGAGCTATTAAAACTACACCGCCCGATGAATTTTGGGAATATTTTAATAGAGTTCTATCGAAGATGTCTCAAGCACAAAAAGTACAATTCATGCATTCATGACCGAAAAAATTGACAATTTAATTAAACCTTTCTTGCAAAGAGAAGTCGCTTTTAACTTTAAACATAAAACTTATAAAAGCGGTAAGCTACTCTTATATAAACTATCCGGCAACTATTTGTCGTTTATTGTAGTTAACGAGAAAAAGAAAGAAACATTTGAAATTCCGTTTCCATATGCAGCGGAAGGAACTAATGATAAAGTAGTATTTGATTATAGATTGGAAACTTTAGCAGAAAACGATTATGACTTGTTACTAGCTATTAAAGGCGTTACAAAAGTCAAAAATAGTCGGTTTTATGATAGTGTTTTAACGATTTCGTCCTTGTAATTTAGAGAGAGTACCGTATACTCTATCTTTTAACTTAATGAAGATAGACAAACCAATTTTAAGCTATTTCCCTGAAAACTGCGAACCTAGAGAGCATCAAATTTCTGGGTTAACTCAGATAGAGGAAGCTATAAATTCGGGTACAAAGTATATTATTATACAAGCGCCTACTGGTTCTGGAAAGTCTTTTTTTAGTAAAACATTAGCTAATACCACTAATGAAGCTGATAAAGAATACACTAAATTAGTCGAAAATTATCAAGGCTATGACAAAGATTTTGAGGGTGCTTTTGGTAGATTTGCACCACATGGTGCTTTCGCTTTAACCACTACTAAAGCATTACAAGATCAATACGGTAAACTGTTTGAAGATAGCGTTATCTTTAAAGGTAAGACCAATTACCAATGTGAAATCGAACCAGATTTTACTGTAGATCACGCACCATGTGTAATTTCACCTAATTTAAAGAAAAAGTGCTGGGGTGATTGTATTTGTCCTTATTATGAAACACGTAACTCTGCTTTAATTGAGAAATTTACTGTATTAAACTACGCATCTTTCTTTAACTTACCTGATCATTTAAAGAAACGTCAAATTATTATTTGTGATGAAGCGTCAGAAGTAGAAGATGAAATTGTTAAAAACTTTTCCACATACATAAATTATAGACAATTTGATTATCTTGGTGTTAGTATTGACAAGCTTACTTCAGAAGTACCCAAAAAAGTACTAGGTTGGTTATCTGATGTTTGTTCTGCATTAGAAAACGCTATTGACGAATTTTCTGATAGACCTCGTTATGAAAAACATAAAGCTGAGCTTATAAAACAACAGCAGCGTAAAGACATTTACGAATCTATTGTACATACTGTTAATCATTGGGAAGATGCTCAGTATATAGTTGAAAAGGATGCTGAAAAAGTGCTAGTTACACCACTTAAAATCGACAAACTCACTAATTGTTTGTTCGGTTTTGCTGATGTTGTAGTGTTAATGAGTGCTACTATTGTAGACCGGGATGTTTTTGCTAGAAACTTAGGTATAAAAGACTACAAGTACATTGAATTACAGTCAACTTTCGACCCGAAAAAGAGCCCGATTTATCTCGGTTCAAAATACCCGTTAAGTTATAAGACGAAGAAAGAAAATTTACCCAAAGTTATTAGTGAAGTAGTAAAAATTGCTGAACATCACAAAGATGAAAAGGGAATTATACATACTCACTCGTTTGACATTACTCAAGAAGTACAAAATAAGTTAAACGGTCGTAGGTACCTGTATAGAGAAGAGGGTACCACCAATGAAACTATAGTAAGAGAGCATTTTATTAGAACGGATCCTACTGTTTTAATAAGCCCCTCATTAACTATGGGGTTAGATCTTAAGGGAGATCTAGGAAAGTGGCAAATTATCATAAAATTACCATATCCATCTAAGGCAAATAAGAGAATTGACATGCTTTTAGAGAAGGATCCGGATTGGTACCGTATGAAAATGCTTATTTCTTTAATCCAAGCTGCTGGAAGATGTACTAGAACTAAAGAAGATGAGAGTATTACGTATATTGTTGATGGTTTAGCTAAAAAAACCATAACTGAAAATAGAAATATATTACCAAAACATTTCTTAGATAGAATAGTGTAAGTATACCTTATGCAAAGGTATAATTACCATTGGGAGATCAAGGATTTATTAACACAATTCTTGCAAGCTTTCGATGGCGCAGTAGTAAAACGTTTTGATAATCAGCGCAACCCAGGAGCTGCGGTTGCAGTGCGTTATGTTTACTCTCCTAAACAAAGAGTAATACACGACATGGTTAATAAAGCGCAGACAATAACGCTTCCTGTGGTAGCATTTAGCATAGGTTCAATATCTCGCGACCCTACTAGAGTCTTTAATAAACTTGGTGGCTACTATTATAACGTTAATTCTACCGACACTGCTAGTACTCATACGTTACAGCCTTTACCTATTAATATTTCAGTTAATATCAGTATTCTAACAAGATTTCAAACTGATATGGATCAAATTTTAAGTAATTTTGTCCCATGGAGTGATCCGTATTTTGTTATTTCTGTAGAAAACGACGCTATGCCAAATAGCGAAATAAGAACAGAAGTTCTTTGGGATGGTAACTTAAAAATGGGTTACCCTATAGATTTAAACGATAATGATAAAACTAGAGTAACTTGTGATACCACTTTTACAATAAAAGGTTGGTTATTTAAGACAGATTCAACACCTGTTGGTAGAATATTTAAAATTGATTCTAACTTTTATGCAGTTTCTGCGGTACCCGCTAACGAAAGTGCATACGGTTCAATTTATAATGCTTTAAACGAAATAGGCGGTACCCCATACAATGAAACAGTAACAGTTTCTGCAAGACCGTTCACGCAATTTACAGATCGCTGGTTAACCCCTACAAGTCTTTCAGGAACTTGTACATTGTTGGGTAATATGTACAGTTATACAAACGCTGTTTACTTGAGTGGTTCAGTTCCTGGTATGTTCTCGTATAACTATACAGGTAATAATAGTAATCCGTACGGTTATGTTACTCTTTCAGCGTTTTCTACCATACCTTCTCTTTCTGCAAAATATCCAACTTTATATAATTTAGTACCAGCTTTAAATTATTGGATTATTAGCAACAATAAAATGATAGTTAATTATCAAGCCCCTGCAGATGCTGCAAATGGCGGATATTTCGATATTGTTGTAGTTAACGATGCTGGATATTCTATTTTATCAAAAGATACATATCAACCAGCATTAACTTTCCAACCACCTTATGCATTGAGTGGTATCAATGTAATAATAATTAACCCTATAGATATTGATTGGGTAGATGGTACATTTACATGGGAAGGTAATACATACAGTTGGCTTACTGTGTAACAAACAAGCCAATTATACTAAATAATATAAACCCATCATGGCCCAAATTACCGTCTTACAGCCTTTAGATTTTCTTAAGAATAGCAGAAGCATATTAAACACTAATTTTGCTAACTTAAACACTGCATTATCGGCTTTAAGTTCGGTTGCATATCAGTCTCAAATTACATCTTTAAGTGCAAATATAAATGTATTAAATGCACAGGTTTCTGCTTTAAGCGCGGGCTCGGGTAATGTAAATTCAACACAGATTTCCGCATTAAGTGCAAGTATAAGTGTTTTAAATGATCAGGTATCAGCTTTAAGTGCAAACGGAAACGGGGTACCATCTCGTAATTTAAATGTTGTTACATTACCGCCTACTTTAGGTAATACGAACGATATATTAAATCTTGGCGCAACTAATATATTAGTTGGTACCTTAAACCCGAGATTAAACGGTAATATTACACTTTCTGCTAATAACGGTTATATTAGACATTATACTGAAGGTCCAGGTACGCAGTTTATTGATGATATACAAGGTACTATTAGTGGTGGTACCTGGGCTGAATTTTATAGAGTAAATGGTGCAGCGGGTATATTTAATGGTACCGCCTATAAAATTGCAGATGCACCTTCTTGGCCGGTACTAGGTCAATCTACAGAAGGTTTATTATTTTACGGTACTCGTAGCGATTCAAGTTTATATTTCTCTTCTTATCCTGCTTACGAGCAAGATGTACCTGCAATATATGTACCGTCTGTAAACAATTCGAATAACGGTTATAAGATTGAATTTCTAGGCAACCCTGGTATTTTAGCACAGCAATTAACAATTGGCGGTCAAGCACCTTATGCAGGCACTGCTACTTCTTCAGCTGTTAATTTTAATATTAATACTAATTTAACCACGGTTTATTTGAGTGCCGCGGGTGCACTGAAAGCAACTGGTGATAGTATTGTAATTGGTACAACACATCCTAACTTAAATGGTAATATTACATTATCTGCTAATAATGGTTACACTGTTATAGAGTCTACTGGCCCAGGTTTACAAATTAAAGACAATGTACAGCAAACAATTTACGGTGGTACGTGGACAGAATTTTATAGAGAAAACGGAGCAGCTGGTATATTTAACGGCACAGCATATAAAATTGCAGATGCACCTTCCTGGCCTGTAACAGGGCAACCCACAGAAGGTTTATTATTTTATGGTACTCGTAATGACTCGAGTATATACATTTCTTCTTCGCCTGGTTATGCTCAAAACTTACCAGCAATTTATGTACCTTCAGTAAACAATGGTAACAGCGGTTACAGTATCGAATTACTCGGCCCTGGCGGTATTTTAACACAGCAAATAACTATTGGTGGACAAGCTCCTTATGCAGGTACAGTAACTTCATCAGCTACTAACCTTAATATAACGACTGATCTTACCACAGTGTATTTAAGTGCAGCTGGTAATATTAAAACTGTAGCAAGTGATATAGTGATCGGTACTATTAACCCTGCTTTAAATGGTAATATTACTTTATCTGCTAATAATGGCTATACTATTATAGAATCTACAGGCCCTGGTTTACAGATTAAAGATAATGTACAGCAAACTACTTACGGTGGTAGCTGGGTAGAGTTTTACAGGATAAATGGCCCTGCAGGTATATTTAACGGTACAGCGTATAAAATTGCTGATGCACCAAATTGGCCTATTGCTGGTAACTCTAATGAAGGTTTACAAATTTATGGTACTCGCAATGACTCAAGTATATCTATAACTTCTGGTCCAGGTTATAACAATTTTACGCCTGGTATTTATATACCATCAATTAATTCAGCTAATGCAAGTGCTGCTAATGTAGAGATAACCGGTGCAAATGGTTTAGTAGCAAGAAAAATGGTAATCGGTAATGAACCATTATATGCTCCATTTACCCCGTTATCTGGTACAAGTACAAATTTAGCTATTACATATAATGATAGCACAAGTACAGTTTATTTAAGTTCAGTTGAACCCACAACTGCTTTACGAATTGGTTCAGTAAGTGCTATTAATTTTACTAACGGTACAATTATTGGTCCTTATGCCCCGGTACATTCTTACGGTGCTCCTGGAGATCAGGCCGGTACTGTTGCGTTTGACTCTAGTTATATCTATTATTGCACTACAAATTATGTAAACAATAGTACTAATATATGGAGGCGTGTAGCTCTTAGCGCTACCACTTGGTAATTTATGTATTGGAATAGAAACTTATTTCCTGGTTTATCGGGTGGTGGTAGCGGTGGTCCTACAGACCAACTTATAAACGGTTCAAATACAGCTACATTATCCACAGATGGTAATCTGTACTTTAATAACGGTACTGCGATAGTTTTTAGCGATAAATCAGCAATAAGTTCAGGAGAAATTATTGCACCACCAGGTGGTTCAGCAGGTATATATAGTAATAGCTTTAATCAAATAGTTTTTGCCCAAGA